GATTTGCTTAAAAATGATGGAAAATTGCCCGAAAATGAGCAAAAAATACTTGATTTTTATAAAAAGAGGCTCCCTCTTGACATTTCTCCATCAACAATGAATCGAATTTGTTGGGCTATTGAGGATGAGTTCGATGGTGTTGATATGTTTTCTAATGTTGATTTTGATTATTCTATTTACAAAAGTGGAATAGAATATTCTGTTGAAGATTATGAGCTTATAAAATCAAAATGCGAGTCATTCAAGCAGAAAAAACGAGAAATCAATAAGAAAAAATTTGTTGACTGTGAAGTTGAAGACGAAAGTTTCGCTGATCAAATGCAAAAATTGAACTCCGATTTAGAAGAAGATTGCTTTTCTATCTGTTCCAATGAGCAGGTTTTATGTGAAATTTTGCTTGATATTTGTTACAAAGACGGATTTGATACATGTATCGTGTGGAGTTTGTGCGGAGATATAATTGTGGAAAAACTTGTGAGTAAATCTGGTGTCTACAGTTATCCAGAGCAGTGCGCTGATGGCGAGTTTAACTTCGGAGGTCTGCAGTTTGTCATGAAAAATATTGCGGTTGGAGGTGAAGTGGATGGTTAATTTTAAGTTTAATGATAAGACAGATATTGAGCGCAAGCTTTTAGATAGTTATGCTAATCACGAGAATCCCGAAGAGACAATCAGAGAATTGGCAAGATATAACCATCATATACTTGGCATGAAAAAAGAAGATAATTATGATGCCATACTAGCTTATATGAATAAGAATTGCGAGGACTTCTATGAAGAGAAGTATTTTAAAACAATATATAGAAATATCTCCAGCGCAAAGAAGTATAAGTTTAGAAATGTTGATCCAGTTATAATTACCAAGTCTGAAATTGATAAAATCATAAGTTTAAATGATATCAGGAAAGAAAAGCTTGCGTTTGTTTTACTTGCTGCGGCAAAATATTATAATAACGTTTCACCCGACAACAATAACCGCATGTATATATCCATGAGTGACCTGTTTAAACTTGCGAGAGTTGCAATTCCTAGTAAGGAAAGGGCAAGTTATTTGCACTTTGCATATGAAGATGGTGTGCTGATTGAACATAGTTTTGTTGGTACAAATTTAAAAATTGTTGGGTTTGTGGACGATGATAGTGAAATTGCAATGACTCTTCAGGAAGATGATTACAAAGAGCTTGCGTATACATATTTAAACTATAAAAATGGCGGATACAAGCGTTGTAAGAAATGCGGAAAGCTATTTAAAATGCATAAGAGTGCGCCTGGTAGACTGTATTGCAAAGAGTGTGGACAAAAGGAAGAAACAAGTGAGTTTAAGTTGATTAAATGTATAGATTGTGGCGTTGATGTTGCGCTTAGCACCAGAGATACAGAAACCTGTAGATGCGAAGAGTGCAGAGAGGTGCATATTAAGCAGCTTCGCAGTGAGCAAAACAGAAGATATTATCAAAGCAAAAAGATTCAGTAGGTCGCTTCAAAACTTACAATACAAAATTAATGCCCAAAACACCAATAAATCATTGGTGTTTTTGGCATTTCTAAAAAATGACTTTCAATTTTTATAAAATGAATAGTAAATAGTTTGACAAATTAGCAATACAGGAGGTACAAAATTATGGCAAAGGCAGCAATTACTAAGAAATTTTCACTGAGTGCCCAGGGCATTCTTTCTATTGAGGAAGATGGTGCATTTATTGAAAACGCAGATACTGGTGAGCTTATTGACCTAAAGGATCTTCTTGCGGACTTCGCAGACAAGGCTGTAAAGCTTAGTGTAAATTACGACGAAGATTACGAATAATTTATTGTCTTGGAAGGAGCAAAAAAAGATATGGAAAGGGTAATGAAAAAACCAGAGCTTGCGCGTGAATTGGCGCAACGCACAGGGTTTTATATAAAAAATATGGAAGCCGTCTTAGACGCGCTTGATGATATTATCGTTGACAACATGAGTATGGCCACAAAAGACGAGCCGTCAGAAATCCGTCTTTCTCTTGGGTTTATACTTGGCGGAAGATATTCTCCTAAGCATGAGGTTAGGGATCCACGCACAGGTGAAAGTGTAATGACTCCTGCAAAATATATTCCTTATGCTAAGTTTAGTCCAGCATTTAGAAAGAAAATTAACAAGAAGTGATGGTGACGGCAATGAATGATAATTTGAAAAGACTGCCTCAGGAGACAGATGATCAGTATTTTTATCGTGTGTGTCAAATGAAGGACAGTCTTGGTTTTACATGGCCACAAATGGCAGAGATTTTTAATAATGAATTTGGTCGTAACATTGGTGATTCGGCGTATCGCAAAAAGTGGGCCGCATTTAGAGGTGTATTTAATGCTAATACTGACAAGCTTGTCGGCGAGAATACATATTTAAATGAGCTGAAAGAGCAGACCGACGAGCTGTACAAAGCAAAAAGGCAGCTCTACGATCAGAGACGTGAGTATAATAAGATGCTTGTTAGTGACGCGAGAGCCGATCATTTGGTTGAAATGCTAATTGAAGCGGCAAACATCGCGCCGCTAGAAAATTACTCAAACATTTTTGTGTGTGACTCAAATTCATCCACAAAAGAAGCGGTTTTGCTACTTTCAGACTGGCATTACGGACAGATTTCAGATAATATTTGGAATAAGTATAATACTGAAATTTGTGAAGATCGCGCTGGCAGATTATTTAAAAAAGTTTATAGCGCATTAAAAGATCATTGTGTTAGAAAAGTGCATATTGTACTGTTGGGAGATTTGATTAATGGCGCAATTCATAATACTTGCCGTGTTGCCTCTGAGGAAAATACTTGTGAGCAACTAATGCATGTTTCAGAGCTGATTGCGAATTTTATTAATGCTGTATCTAGATGCACATCAGAAGTATATGTGTATTCTACTTATGGCAATCACGCACGTACTATTCAAAATAAAGAAGATAGTATTCATGCGGACAACATGGAACGAGTTATTCCATGGTGGCTGAAGCAGAGACTTAAGGACAATAATAAGGTTACTGTAGTTGACAGTGAATATCATGAATTTATTTATGTTGATGTGTGTGGGCATCATGTTGTTTGTACACATGGTGACTTAGATAAGTTTAAAGACATTGGTATTACCATTAACAGCCTGTTTTCCAAGAAGTATGGAAAGACTATTGAGTACACATTCTCTGGAGACAAGCATCATTTAGAGTCTTTTGAGCAGTTTGGTATTGAATCTGCGCTTGTCGGTTCTTTGTGTGGCACTGATGAATATGCCAATAATAAGCGATTGTATTCTAATCCTATGCAGACACTGTGCATTTTTACTCCAGAAGATGGTAAATTATGCTCTTATAATATAAAATTATAACAACACAAAATTAATATTTGGGCTGGTGTATTGTACACCCTGGTCCACCTAGCGACGGGGAATTTCCCCGTCATTTTTAATATACAAAGAATAAAGGAGAACAAATAATTATGGAAAAGATGACTAAGAAAGAAGCGAGACTAGTATTCAATATGGGTGTTGGCAGAGCCCTACTTAAGGCAGGCTGCACTGTTATCGACGTAAAGCCCGATAGAACTAACCCCGATAAGACTGTTCTAGTTTTCAAGAATGATGAAGTTTTTGAGCGCGAGTTTGCGAGAATTAATAAGGAAATCGCAGAGGTCAAGGCTAAGGAAGAGCAGGAATAACCACCTCTTTTTAAATAATTCAAAAGAAGGGAGGTAGAGTTATGGCTGCTAGAAACGCGGGAAGAAGACCAGCTGCCAAGAAAACAGTGGCAGATGATAAAAAATATTTGTGCCCATATTGCATGAAGGAAAAGAAAAAGAGCGAATTCTATGTTTCAACAGACCCAAGGGTGCTAACTGGCATTACATCAATGTGCAAAGATTGTGTTAAAAAAATTGCGCTTGACTGGGACGATAATAGGCAGGAGTTTGGATTGTGCACTAAAAAATCTGTAATGGACGCACTCGAATATATTGATCGCCCTTTTTTAAGTAACTTATGGGATTCTAGTTACGCAGAGTGGGCAAACACTGAAGCGAAAGTGCGCAGAACAACCATTTGGGATGCGTATATAAAAAATGTAAGTATGATTAATTATCGCGGTATGCGTTGGCGTGACGGCGATATTTTTAATACATATGTTGAAGATGCCAAGCAAGTCGCAGCATTGGAAATGGGCAATACTGAAGCAGCGCAGACGTTAATTAGTAGTCAAGAAGTTGATGGCGAATTTGACAAAAATAGAAAAGACGTTATTAGGTTACTTGGCTATGACCCATTTGAAGGAGAAAAGCTTGAAGATCAGCCATTGCTCTACTCTCAGCTAATTGGATATCTTGACGCAGGCGGAGATGGTAATGATGATATAATGCGTACATCGTCCGCTATTACTATTGTTCGTGGATTTTTGCAGCAAGCAAAACTAGATGACAAGCTTGCAAAAGTTATGGCAAATTCAAACTCAAATGCTTCTGAAATGAAAACTTTGCTAGATGCCAAGAAGAATATTAGTGCTACTATTTCTCAGTTGGCAGAACAAAGTTGTTTAAGTTTGAAGCATAACAAAAACGCAAGCAAAGGCGAAAATACATGGACTGGTAAAATTAAAAAGCTCAAGGATCTTAACTTGCGTGAAGCCGAAGTAAATGGCTTTGATATAGGTACATGTCGTGGCATGCAACAAGTTCTTGAAATGAGTGATGCATCTATCATGAGACAATTAGCACTAGATGAGTCTGAATGGTCTGACATGGTTGCAGAGCAACGCAAGAAGCTTGTTGATGTACAGAACGAAAGAGACGTGTATAAAGAAATTAATAGAATTCTTCTTAGAGAAAATCTTGATTTAAGAGACACACTTGAAGATCAGGGCTTGCTTGATGTTAAAAACTTACAAGACCTAAAAGAACTCTTCTCTGCATTTGGAGAAATAGAAGAACCTCAGGCAGAAGAGGAGGATGACGATAATGAGTGATTTGTCAAGTATCAGGTTTAAAATAGTTAATGAAATACAAGATGAATGGCTTGAAACTTTGTTCGATGATGATTCTGTAATTTATGTTAAGCCTGGTGTTTACGCAATGTCAACACGAAAACTTGAGGCGTTGTTCCACATTGCTAAATTACAGAAGTATTATCAGTGCAATCCAGTTAGATTTATTAATGATTTTTTCAATATAGAATTGCTAGATGCACAGGCGTATATTGTGCAACGAACTTGGAATTGTCCAAATGTGCTTGTGCTTGCAAGTCGTGGTTTTGGTAAATCTACAATTATTGATTTGATTTTAATGTCAAAAGATATGTTGTTTTGCAATGTGTGGAGCTATATTGCATCTGGTTCAGGATCTCAGGCAGAAGAAACATTTACAAAGCTTGAGCAAATTGCAAATGATAATATTGATGAGATGAAGGGTTCTACTGGATACATATTTAAGCACGAAGTTGAAATTAATAATGCTGCCGGAGATGGCTTTAGTCATGGCAGCAATGGATTTAAGTATAGCCTTTATAATGGATCTTTCACTCAGACGCTAAACTCAAATATAGATAAAAAGCGCGGTAAGAGAGGCTCGGTTATTTTTGATGAGTGCGGTTTCTTATCTGATGAAATGCTAAAGGTATATGGCGCTTTTGCTGCGGTCAATAAAAACTTTGCGTCGGGCAAAGATAGAGACGGACATTCTCTTGACCCAATTCGTTTGCGTACTTTTGCAATAAATCTTCCAAACCAAAAGTTTTATATTAGTTCTGCATCTAGCACAGATACAGAATTCTATAGACTTTATAGAGAGTTTTCTAAAAAACAGATTATGGGAGATAGAGATTATTGTGTTATTCAGGTTGATTGTGAGGTTGTTTTGAAACCAACAATACGTGGAGAAGTGGTTAATGCGCTGCTTACGCGCAGCACTATTGAAACCGAAATGCGTACAAATCCTGAAAAGGCACGTAGAGAATATTATTGTGAGTTTACTTCTGATGCTGGTATGAATGCAATTATTAGGCGTGGTGTTATTACTAGAAATAGTGAGACTCGCGCACCACTTTTGTATAATGATACTGGCAAAAAGAAGTTTGTTATAGCGTATGACCCAGCAAGAAGCCGAGACAACTCTGTTATTCTTGTTATGGAGATTTACCAAACAGATGATGGAGAGTATAAGGGTCGTATTGTAAATTGTGTTAATTTGCTAGATGTTGGTAAAAAGATAAAGAGCCCAATGAGAACTCCAGATCAGATTGAATATTTAAAACAGCTTATATTAGATTATAATGGTGACGCACCAGATTATGAAAATATTGAGTGTGTTTTAATTGATGCTGGTTCTGGTGGTGGCGGCGTTAATATTGCTGACTTCCTAATGGAAGATTGGTATGACAAAAGAGGTAAAATGCATCGCGGCTTAATTGATAGAGAATATAGCGAAGAATATTCAAATAGATATCCCAATGCGGTTAATAAATTGAGATTGGTGTCACCAACTCAATACAAGTCTATAATTTATGAAGCATTGATTGAAATGCTTGATATAGACACTATTAGTTTCACGGCAGATTATGATAACAAGGGATATCTCACTGTGTTTGAAGCTGATGAAAAAAAGCTTGAAAAAGAAAAGAAACGTATTGGAGAAGAATGGAAGGCAAAGGGCTTAACTGGTGAAGATTTAACAAAGAAGATCGAAGATGAACTATCTCGTGCTTCTTGTGTTAGCACAAAGGTTGTTAAGCTTGACCAGTTCCAAGAAATTGCGCTTGCAAATATTGATGCCATGAAGGAAGAAATGGTCAATATGGTTCGTAAAAAGAGAGATTCTGGTAAAGACTCTTTTGAGCTGATTCCTGAAAAGGCAAACAAGTTGCATGACGATAGAAGCTATTGTATGGCTTTGTGCGCGTGGTTCTTGTCTGAAAAACGTTTGGAAGGCATTCGCGTTCGTAGAAAGCCAGATGCAAAAGATATATTAACAAAATTACAAGTTAATCGTGGAAAACCACTTAATAAGCTATTTGGAGTAGAAAGGCGGTGAGTTTTGTGGCAACAGAATTAACTAACAGGGAAAGAATTGAAATGTTAAGTCGTGAGGAACGTAATCGTGCCGCATTTGCCGCCGTTAAAGATACTATAGCACTTATTGACTTAACTCAAAATAAGAGTATTTCTTATACTACTTATTCCAGAGAGAGTTTGCGAAATTATTTGAGGAACCCCGCATCAGAAACCAACCAGAAAAACCTCAGAAAGTTAAGTAATTATTTATATACGGTCTCTCATGTGTACAGGAGATTGGTTAATTTTAAAGCATATCAGATGCAACTTAAATCTTGGACGGTATATCCAGATATTCCTTTAACAGAAGAACCTGATACGGATAGTATACTGCAAAACTACGACAATGTAACGAAGTATGTTCGTAATATGGACATGAAGAGTCAAATTCTAAAATGTATGTTGCAGGCGTGGAAAAATGATGTTGTATTTGGTTTTTGCTATGGTGATCCAGAGAATGATGGATCATTTTTTATACACCTTTTAGATCCAGATTATTGTAAGATTTCTAGCCAACAACATTATAGAGGCGTGTTAAATTTTGCATTTGATTTTACATTCTTTGATTCAAGCACAAATTCATATTATTTGGATGTGTATGATCCCATTTTTAAAAAAATGTATAACAAGTACTCATCTGATAGCACATTAAGGTGGCAGGAACTTCCTATTGAAAATACATTTTGTTTAAAGATTAATACTGATAATATGGATTATCCTATCCCTCCACTTTCTGGTTTGTTTGATAGTGTTATCAATCTTGCAGACTTGCAAGCCGTTCAGGATTTAAAGGACGAGCTTGAGGCATACAAATTGATTTGGGCAAAAATTGGCACAATATCTGGAACCAAGGACGTTGATGATTTTGAAATTGATCTTGATTTGGCCAGTGCTTTTTATCAGAAATTGCAAAATGTATTGCCAGAAAATGTTGCGCTTGCAATGTCTCCTATGGATTTAGATACTATTGACTTTCAGAGTAATAATGCAAATGATGTTAATATTATTTCAGAAGCCTATGAAAACATTATTAATGCTAATGGTGGTATTGTATTAAATCAGAATAAGATCACTAATAGTGCGAGCTTTAAGCTGGCATTACAGTTTGACTCAATGGACGCAATGGCACCGGTAGAACAAATTAATGCATGGGTCAATCTATGGATTATTAATCATCTTGGTGAGACTGGAATGGTTGTTGAATATAGTGATGTGAGTCCATATTTTGTTGATGATAAAATTGACAAACTGTTAAAACTTGCACAATATGGCGTTCCAGTAAAACTTGAATTAGCATCTTTGACTAATGCAAATCCTGTTAAGGAGCGTGGCATGTCGTTTATGGAAACTGCGCTTGGTTTGGGAACAACATCATGGATGAATCCTTTGGTGTCTAGTAATGTGCAAAGTGGAACTCTGTCAGAAAATGGAGATGGCTCTGAAGGTAGAGCAAAATCAGAGGAGCCACTTACAGATGAGGGTGAAGCCACAAGAGATGGCAATAAAAATGACAAATAAGGAGGAATGTATATGAAGGATACAAAATTTATCGTTGTTCAGGATGAGAGCATTGCAAATAAGCTTATATCAAGCGGATTTACAGTGGTTTCTAAAACTAATGATATGTATACATTTATGAATGCAATTCCTCAGCATTTTAATTTTGAAGAAATTGATATTAAAAAGCTAGTCTATACAAATAGGCTTGTTTTCTAATATATAGACTTATGTCTGAAATCCTATGAGAAAGGAGGACAAACATGGCTAAGAAAATTATGACACTTGATGATTTATATATGTTTTTTGTGCAACAAAATAAATCTTTTAGTTTTAGCGCAAAAGAGTCTGGCGAGCCAATTATTGTTACTACAAATGGTCTTTTTGCCGCTGAAGAAGATAATGATATGCCAGGAATGTTAAAGTTAAAACTTAAAGTTTGTCATACTGAAACCAATAGAAATGGTAGTCACATTTCAAAAGAAAATATGGAAAAGGCAATGCCTACCCTAAAATATAGACCTATTTTAGCGTATATCCATGAGTTGCCAGATGGCACCAAGGACTTTTATGCTCACAATGTTGAGTTTGTTGAAGATGAAGACGGAGATGCACAAGTTGTTTATTTAGAAAAACAAGTTGGATGTTTTACTGTTGACAATCCGTGGCTTGAATATGATGAAGATATGGATAAGACATATGTTATGGCATATGCGGTTATTCCTGAAGAATATACAGAAACTGCAGACATTATTCGTAGAAAGAATGGAAGCAAGGTGTCGTGCGAGTTAGTTATTAACGAGCTTTCATACAACGCAAAGGAAAAATATCTAGATCTTACTGACTTCTATTTTGGAGCAACAACATTATTGGGATGTGACGAAAATGGTAATGAAATTGGAGAAGGCATGCTTGGAGCAAGGGCTGACATTACTGATTTCTGCCACAAAGAGCCAGTGTTTACACATCAAGAAAAGTTGATTGAAACTCTTGAGAAGTTAAATGCAACTTTATCAAGTTTCAATAAATCAAATTCAGAGGAAGGAGGAGACGAAGAGATGGATGGTATTGAAAATATCGTTGTAGAGGAAACGTTTGAAGATACAACTGAAGAAGTTGTTGTAGAAGAAGTTGAAACTACAGAAGAAACTCATTCTGAAGAAGAAACCACTGTTGAAGAAACTTCTGATTCTGAAGATGGTGATGAAGTACAGGATGAATTTGAAGAGACTGTCGTTGAAGAAAAGTTTACTAAGAATTTTGCTATTGAGCTATCTCATGATGATATTCGTTACGCACTGTATAATTTAATTGGTCAGTATGATGAAGAAGATAATGACTGGTATTATATTAGAGATGTATATGATAATTACTTCTATATGCAAAGCTGGTGCACTAATAAGCTTTACAAACTTGGTTATTCTATTGATGGTGAAAATGTTTCACTTGAAGGCGACAGGCAAGAAATGTTTGAGCTAATTGTTTCTGAATCTGAAAAGATGGCCATTGAAAAGATGCGCGAAGACTATGCTGCGCTCGAATCTCAATATAATGAGCTTAAGGCATTTAAGGATAATTATGACGCATCTGTGCTCAAAGCAGAGAAAACAGCTGTTCTTAATAGCGCAGAGTATGCAGAAATTGCAGATTCTGATGAATTTAAGGCGCTTGTTTCTGAAATGGACAATTATTCCGTTGAAGAAATTAAGGTGAAAGCGGATCTGCTATTTGCTGCTTCTATGAAGAAGAAGTTTAGTTTTGACTTTGAGGTTAATAAACCAGAAAAGAAGAGCTCTGTTGGTATTAATTTTAGCGCTAAGCCTGATCCAAAGAAAGAGGCATATGCGGGACTTTTTAATGAATAATTTTTAACAATACAAAAATAATATTTTATTACTTAAGTGCCTATAAATGGCACTTTTGTTATATTAAAACAAATTTACAATGATGAAAGGATGAAAAATTATGGCACAGGATATTATTAATGCTAATCACATTGTTTGTGAGTCTACTAATATTTTGTCTACCAACTTTGGTGGCGGTCACATTTATTCTATCGCTATTTCCGAAGATATGGACAATGGTCTTCTAGTTGCTAGAGCTGACTATGTTGCTGAAGAGTATGAAGACGAGGTTTGGAACATGAAGGAGTACGCCGCTGGCGACGAGCCCCTACTTCTACTAAATCCCCCACTACTACCCATGACCGAGCTAAGAGGCTATTCTGATGAGGAAAGATTCTATAACGCTGAGGGCGATAGAGTTCGTGCTTATACTCTAAGACTGGGTGATCGTATCACCATGTCTGAAAATGCTTTTGATAGGGCTCCTGCCGCAAAGCAGTATGTTACTTTTGATGCCGCTGCTAAGCAGTATGTTGTTGGCGATTCCAAGACCGAAGGTGAGTTCTGCGCTCAGATTCTAACTGTTATTCCTCGTACTAACAGAATGATGTATAAGATGCAGGTCGTAAGCCTATAAGTTTGAGAAAGGAGGATGAACAGTTATGAATAAGTTAATGAGATTTGATGCTCACGTTCGTGAGATTTTTGAAAACGAAGAAGCTAAGCTAGTTGCTTTTAATAAGCTAATGACTGATGTTGCTAACGGTAATGAACTAGAGGGTGGTCTAACTGCCAGAGAAGCTAATGACAAGATTGTTTCTATGTTTAACAAGGTTCTTGGTATTAACGAGAATTCTAGTAAGGCAGATATCCGCAAGGCTATCCGTAGAAATCAGCAGGTTCTATTTGATCTAATTGAGGAAGTTGTTCCAAATCTACTTCGCACTGGTTGGCAGGATAATCCCTTCTTCAACGAGTATGTTGAGACTAGAAATCTAGACATTGGTGACAAGGCAATGTTCTATACCGAGGACGAAACTCTACTAACTGTTTCCAAGGTTTCTGGTAACCATTGGGACATTGACAGACAGAGACTCGGCAGAGGCTCTAGCTTCACTGTTGAGACTTCCTGGTATGGCATTGGCGTTTACAGTGAGTATGAGAGACTACTAACTGGCGCTGAGGACTTCGCCACTTTCGTGACCAAGCTATATGAAGCTATTGACAGATTTGTTAATGAGTCTATTTATCAGGCAATGATTACTGCAGCAGAGCAGCTACCTGGCGGCGCTACTGGTTCTGGCCAGTGGGTCAAGACTGGTGATCTAAATGAGACCACCAAGGAAGTGTTTATGCAGCTAGTTGAAGATATCCAAATGGCTACTGGTATGGATGTTGTCATTATGGGCACCAAGACCGCTCTAAGCAAGCTAGAGGGCATGCAGGATATCGATTGGGTTTCTGAGGACATGAGAGTTCAGAGAAACACAACTGGTAGAATTGGCTACTTCGAGGGCATTAGACTAGTTGAGCTCAAGCAGGGCTTCCGTCTAAATGATACCACTAATAGACTAGTTGACGACAAGCAGCTTCTAATTATGCCTGTTGGCGACAACAAGTTCATTAAGGTTATCAACGAAGGCAATCCTGAAATGAGACAGGTCAATGATAACACCGCAAATCAGGACATGACCTACGATTATCGTTACATGTTCAAGATGGGCGTTGGTGTCCAGATTGGTCTACTATTCGGTGTTTGGAACATTGCGGTTTAATCTTACAACACAAGATTAATATAGGAATAAAAGGAGAAATTTAATATGGCGAACAAGAAAGAAACTATTTCCGAGGAAATTGAAACTATGGCTGATGTTGAAATGGATGATGAAGTGAAGCCAGCAACAAAGAAGCCCATTGCTAAAAGCTCTCGTAAGTATGCTCCAGATGATATGATCACTTGCCGAAGCATTACTTACGGAGAGCTTTTGCTCGCAGGTAAGAAATCTAAATTGCTATACAGTTGGGCGAACTACGGCGATACAACTGATGTTGAATTCCAGGATCTTCAGGCGCTAAAGTCTACAAGATCCACTTATCTATTTAAGCCTAGGATTGTTATTGAAGATGAAGAGCTTGTTGAGCAGTGGGATAAGGATTTTGGCGAGATGTATAAGAGTATTGTAGATGTTGATGTTGAAGATATGTTTAAGCTCCCACTGAATCAGTTTAAGTCTAGGCTAAAGAAGGCACCAAAGGGTGTGCAGCAGGCAGTTAAGAATATTGCTGGAGAGAAGATTCTTAATGGATCTTTAGATAGTTTGGCCAAGGTCAAAGCAATTGATGATATCCTCGGAACTGATCTTAAACTTTACATCAAGTAATTTGGAGGTGACCTTAGGTGGCTACTCCATATGAAAAGGTGTATGGTCGTTTTTTAAATCGTACTACAGATTTTAATTTGGTAGATTTAGATGATTATACATTAAATGAAATGCTTAAAGGTTGGCTAAGTAGTGCAATTGTAAATGTACGAACTTCTAGTGATCTTTCTGCGCGTGATGACGAAAATGAAGCATTTGATAATGATTTGACTGACAGAGATATTGAGTTACTTGCCATGGGTATGACTATGGCATGGATTGATCAATATTTAAACTCTACCGAGAATGTACTTCAGTTTATTGGAGGAAAGGAAGAGAAGTACTATAGTCAAGCAAACCATATTGCTGAACTTCGTGCGTTACGTGAAGATACGAGATTAGAAATGAAACGTCTTCACAGTTATGGTACTTATACCAATAATGCTTATTTTGATGATTAAGGAGGTGCTTTGAATGAACATTTACACAGAAGCGCCTCCAAATCAGATAGCGGCAGAGAAAGCCTACTTTGTCTCTGCCATATTTAAGCTGCTGCCATACAAGCAAGATAACTACGAATATCTTGATAATTATTTTGAATCAGTGCTACAACGGCTAATCGGATTCAATAAAATTTCTGGTTTTCAGCCAGAAGTAATTACTATTATGAGCCTTCTTGAATATGCACGAGAAGAAGATAATTATCAAAAATATCGTAAAGCAATTCTTGACGCTTGTGGATTGGTAGAGTTTATTAAGGAGAGTGACGCTCATGCTTGAAAGTTATAAACTTCGTATGGCCGCATTTGGGTCACATGATGGTGAAGCTAGGCGTAAAAACTCTCAAAAAATTATGGATGCATCATGGATGCGTGATCCAGCCACTAAGCTTGTTTATGTTAAATGGGTTAATAGTGGCTTACCTGTTGTTGATGATGACGATATTCCAGTTTACGCTAAATTTAACGTAAAGTCGTATCACAACATAACAGGCGATGAAATTGCTTATTTATTGCAGTTTAGGCTGGAAGATATGAGGCAAAGACCTGATATTAAAGTTGGCTCTTATGTGCAGATTAGAAATGAGATGGACGAACCTGAGTGGTGGCTGATTGTTCATTATGATGACAGAACACAGTTTAGGCAATATTCAATATTAAAGTGTTTATGGACCTATAAGTGGGTAAGTCATAAAGATGGCAAAAGAGTTATTCATCAGTGTCTTGGTGCGCCAAGAAAACAAAATTCATATAATAGTGGCGAATGGTTGGATTATACTTTTCAGATTGTAGAAAACCAACATGTTGCTATGATGCCGTCTAATGATGACGCAAATACTATTGGATATGAAACTAAATTTTTAATCTCAAATGAGGGTAGATATCCTCCGCTCGCATGGAATGTATCTAAAGTTCAGCCGTCATTAAATGGTGCTGTTACAAACTTCACTATGACGCAAGAACAATTTAATCCAGCTAAAGATAATGCTGAATTAATGATTGCTGGCTATTGGGACAATGCAGTGGAGCCAGAAGTTCTAGAATCTGAAGAAATTCCAACATTTAGCGATCTTGAAATTGTGTATTCTAGTAAACCCGCAGTCCGCGCTGGTGGAGGCTATAAGAAGTTTACACTTAAGGCGCGTGTTGATGGTAAACTTGTTGATTGCACAGACGAGGTTAAATGGGGTTTTGATTTTGGTAAATATCAAGATAAACTTGAGTGCGTGCCAAAAAATGATACATTTAAAGTTAAATGTGAAAATGATTATTCGTTAATTGGCAAAACGTTTACAATTACTGCAACAAGCAAGCATAGTTCAACATCTATCATAGTGGAGGTGATTTCATTATGATAAGAAATATTCAGACCGTTAATGACGATATTATTGAAATGAAACGATTGATAAAACAAAAGTTAATAGCCGACACGGACATTCTTGAAGCGTTACATGATCCTAAGATTGACATGGATAGTCCAGATGAATTTTTGGACACTCATATTTACGGGTTTATTAGAATACCGCAAACACAAGATACTGTTCGAAATTTTATTTGTTTTACAGTTGATGACATTGAGGAACATCGTTTTAATGATGCTATGAAGATCCAATACATTCAGTTTAATTGCATATGTCACTTAGAAGATATGAAGACAGAGTATGGAATCGACAGACATGACTTATTAGGTTTCTTGGTTAGAGATATATTCAACTGGACCAATATATTTGGGTTACAGTTTAAATTAATTTATAACAAAGAGAGCACTATAGACTCAGACTATTATTGCAGAACATTGAAGTTTGAAGCCGTAAAACCAAACATGTTAAATAAAGCAAGGATGGACAACTTATATGATAAGTATGGACGTTGATGATTTGAAACTTTATATTGGCGATGATTTTATTATTAATGATAATATTAAAGTTTTACAGCCGACAATAAAGAAAATTGCTGAATTTGGTGAGCGCGACTTCTTTTCTGTGGTTCATACAATAACAGCCATACCTAGCGACATGAAGTCTCAGCTTTGGGATATGGGGCTGGATTGGGTTGAAGTTGATGATTTTGAACTTTTTATGATGCTTGCGCAGACATTGACACCTGAGAGAACTGCACTTTTATTTGGAGATTTGGATTTTTCTAAGTTAAGACCATTTAGAAATAATCAAAATGGAGATATTGTTTTAGCTGATAGAGAAACTGGAACTATTATCGATAAAATGATATATCTCAGAATTGTAGGCTATCTTCGTAAGGCATTTAATATTACGCCGAAAATTGAAAAGGCAGCTAATAAAATGACCAGAAAAATATTAATTGAAGAAGATAGAAAAAAAATTGAATTTAACAAAGACAAGCCTTTTAAGTCTTTTTTGTTGCCGTTGATTTCATCTGTAAAAGTTAGGCAAGGTTATACTAAAGATTATGTGCTCAATATGGGGTATGTGGAATTTATGAATGACGTTGCTAGGTTGCAGGTGATTCATAACGCAGATCATTTGTTGAGTGCGTGTTATGCTGGCACTATAGATATGAAGAAGATTAACAAGGCTGAACTAAACTGGATGAAGGAGCTGTAATGGCTCTTTTATTATATTTAAAATTTATTTTATGGAGGTAATTGATTATGGCTTTCGATATTAATAATTTCGTTATTGATAGAATCGTTCGTGGCGTTGCTCTTTCTCAGAAGGACGATTCCGTACTATTCTCTATTAACCAGATCCAGAACGCTTCCCTAAACTGCGCTTCTGAGTCTACTGACGCTGTTGACGCTCTAGGTACTCCTATTGCTACCTTCTATCGCGCCAAGACTGCCGAATTCTCTGCTGAGAACGCCCTGTTCGACATGAACCTAATGGCCACCCAGCTTGGTACCGAGAAGACTGTTGCTTCCGCATCTTCCAAGGTGACTGTTCCTGCTATGGAGAGCTTCACTGTTGTTGATGGTGGCAAGTATACTCTAAAGCATGCTCCTAAGGCTGCTCCTACTGAGATTTATGCTATCAATGGCGACAGCACCTTTGGCGTGAAGTACACCAAGGCAACTGCGGCTTCCGATGTTGCTTTTGCTTATACTGATGCTGATTATACTCTAACTCTACCCACTGGCGTTGCAGTTGGTACTGAGATGTTTGTTATGTATGAGTATGAGACTGAGAATGCTGTTGAAGTTGTTAACTCTGCTAAGAACTTCCCTGTTGGCTGCAAGTTCATCATGGAAGTGCTAGGTTGTGACGTATGCGACCAAACTAACCTTTAAGACTACGAATTAAATTTTCGTCTTACTTAGAGCGCAATAATTGGAAACATTATTGTGTATGTTCTTGAATTGCTGGAAACTCCTTAGAGTCTTATTGCTACAACATAAGGATGAAATACGCCTAAGTGTGAACGCTTGAAAAATATAAGAATTGGAAAATCAGCAGCCAAGCTCCGAACAGGAGAAGGTTCGACGGTCATTCGCTGAAATGCGATTAGGAGCAAGCGCTCCGAAGTGGGAACCACCTAAGTTTATATATAAATATGGTGAATGATATGACCTTGACTTGTATGAGAATACAAGAAATACTATTTATATTGAATGAATAGTTCTTTGTTATTGTAGCGAAATAATGAAGTAAAATAATCGATCTATGCATACGTAATTTTCAACAACTTCAAACTAAGCCCAGACTTCGACTGGAGCATCGCCACTGACGGTGCACATCCCTTCTCTGGTCGTGCACAGCAGGATTATTGCGATAAAGAGAAGAGACTATTCTCCATCGTTATCCCTGGCGATGAGGAATAATTTGAATTATAACACTTGACAATACAAAATTAATGTGTTATAATGTATACAAGATAGAGGAAAACTGATCATTTTTCTTGATAAGAGGTGGGGCCTCTCACCCACCTCTTCTTGTATTATTTAATAATGAGAGAGTGTTAACTAGAGAGGTAGTAATTATGAGGTTTACAAAATCATTTTATGATTGGTGCGTTGAAAACAGTCGAATAGATTTAAATGATAGATTTGACGAAGAAAAGAATGGTTGTGCGTCAAAAGACATTTCTTGTAAGAGCAATAAAAAGATGTGGTTCAAATGTCCTCGCGATTTACATGAAAGTGAGCAGCATTATATGTATGCTGTTACTTTGGATAAAAAAGCAAAAATAATTTGCAGTAAGTGTAATAGTATTGCTCAAGTGGTAATTGATAAATTTGGGGAACAATACTTGCGAAATCATTGGCATAAGTCTAATATAATGAACCCATGGGATATTGCTAATGGTCATTCAAGATTAAAGATTCTTATTCAATGCACAAACAAAGACTATCATGTTTATGAGCAAACGCCTCAATCGTTTGGCAGGGGAATTGGATGTCCATATTGTAATGGAAAAAAAGTACATCCAAATGATAGTTTGGCAGTGTTATATCCAGATATTGTAAATAGATGGTCAGATAAAAATGACAAAAGTCCATACGAGTATACTGTACAGTCAAACAAAAAAGTTTGGTTAAAGTGTCCAGAAGGAAAGCATGATGATTACTTGCAAGCACTCAATGCAGCGTATAAATATCAATATGGATGTTATGAGTGTTACAAAGATGCGCTTAGTGAAAACAAAAAAGGTGAAAATAATTATTTTTGGAAAGGCGGCATCAATGGCGAGAATGATACTCTAAGACACCGTCGAGAATATAAAGAATGGCGCACATCTGTTTATGAACGTGATGATTACACATGTCAATGTTGCGGTATTCGTGGTGGCAAATTAAACGCACACCATATTAATCAATTTTCTGACCATCCAGAGTTAAGATATAATGCTAATAATGGAATCACTTTATGTGTCAAATGCCACGATTCTTCTGAGAGTGGTTCGTTCCATAACATTTATGGAACGCACAACACAACTTCTTCTCAGCTTAGAGAATATATTATTAACAAATCTGGAAAAGATATTTTTCAAACTAACCCCAATTTACTATATGATTTCAACAACACAAAATTAACGTGCGCTTCATAGCGCACTTTTATTTTACTGAAAGGAGCGTGAGCCAAAATGGCAAGGCGTGATAGAAAATGCTATCTATGTAGCACTTCATATAAATATTGTCCCACATGCAGTGATGATAAAAATAAACCCTCCTGGATGGCCGAATTCCACAGCGAAAACTGCAAAAACATTTTTCAAATTTGCACAAACTTTAACCTAAATCTTCAGTCCAAATCTGAGGCCAAAGCTGCGCTAGAGCAGTGTGACCTCTCCAATAAAGCAAATTTCAAGTCTTTTGTACAGACTGACCTAGAAAATATTTTTAAAGAAGAACCCAAGGCCAAGCGTTTTAAGCGCGAGGAGCCAGAAGTAATACATGAAGTAGTTGATCAAGAAAATGAATAAGGCACTATAACTTCATGTTCAACGCGAGGTTTTGGTGCCTTATTTTTTATGCAAAAAAGGAGAAACGAAACATGATGACTTTTTCTAAGCTATTTAACCGTTATTATGACGCAGAAAACGTAGTTTTTATAACAAACATGTTGCAGTGCCAGAAATATCTCAACAACGGCGCAACAGCAGATCTTGTAGATATTTTATACAGCGGCACAAAGCACAAAGACACATTAGTCTTCGTATTCCAAAAAACCCCTCTTGTCAAAGAGCTCTATCGCAAATGGCAAGCGCATGAGCTAAATTAAAAGTGAGGTGTTTCTTGTGGAACGCACAGTTAACGACATTCTAAATGATATTATAGAACCAATTGTAGGAGACACGCCAGTGTCAGTTCAACTAGCAACTGCGCTCAACGGTATGGCCAGCAAAGAAGATGTGGACGCTTTAAGGTCAGACCTTAAAGCGCTCTGTAAAGAAGTTGAAAAATTAACTGAGCTAGTTGGTGACATTTCTGTGTCAGAACAAATAAATATGGCAATTAACAAGTCTGAAAATTGATGGCTTGTTTTTTTGAATTTGAAAATTGATAATTCAAAGGAGGACTTAACATGTCCGAAAAAATTTTTAATTCGAGAATTATTCATAAACATGATATTGAGGCGCATTGGCTGCTTGCGGTAAATTTCGTTCCCAAGCAGGGCGAAATCATTGTTTATGATATAGATTCTGCACATAATTATGAAAGAGTAAAAATTGGTGACGGCAAAACCAATGTAAACGCGTTGCCATTTTATGCTGGTAGCTGGAATGATCTATCTGATAGACCGTTTGGAGATTATGCAGATGGAGTTCATCAGCTCGACGCAAAATACATCCCATCAACAATCGCACGCTTAACCGATATACCAAGCACCGACACAACCTTATCAGTTGCAGGCGCTCCCGCAGATGCCAAAACTATTGGTGACACAATTAGTTCGCTAGGAACTATCGTCGGTGCCGTTAATGGCAGAGTAGACGAAGTAAACACGCTTATTGGTGATACTTCGGTTAGCGACCAAATTAGCTCTGCGCTTGATAAAGCCACCGCAGATGACTTTGGTGTATACGTTCAAGACACTGAGCCAACTGATGCGGTTGCAGGTGACATTTGGGTTGATACCGCAAACGACCCTGCTTTTATTGAACCAAATCTACCAGAAGTCACCGCATCCGATAATGGCAAGGTGCTCATGGTAGTGAATGGAAAATGGCAGGCTGTAAATCTCAATCTATCCATCGACGCTAATGGCGTTGTGTATATGTAAGGAGGTGGGTTGATATGCCAGTATTAAAGATTAAAAAAACTGATGGAACTTGGCAAGAAGTTTGGGGCGCAATTGCTAACACTTCTGCGGCCAGCGCACCAAAGCTCACTAGTGTAAAGATGTTGGCTAGTGCATGGGCTGGAACGAGCCAGCCTTATTCTCAAGTTGTTGCATGCAGCGGCGTAAACGCAAACAGTAAGCTTGACTTGCAGCCCACACCTGCGCAGATTGTTGCGCTACAGGATGCGGAAATTTCATTGATGTTAACCAACAACAATGGGGTTGTGACTGCATGGTCTATTGGCAATAAACCTACTTCTGATTATACAATGGATGTGTTAATCACGGAGGTGGTTAATGTATGAGCATTTATGGCAATGCAGTAGGCGGCACCGCACCTATTAAGACGCTTATCATGACCGATGAAGACGGGAATGAAATCACTGGTGTAGTTACTGGATCTGAAGTAATATTTGACGCCACGCCAGCCGACGTTAGAATTGGAAAAAAGTTTGCCAGTAACGAAGGTATTCAGGTTGGTGAACTGGTTGTTTCATCAAGCTACGGATCTATAGTATTGTCTGCTAATAGTGAAGCAGCCATTCCGGCTCCAGAGTACGAATACAGCCATTTAATGGTTACAATATGCCGTTATGATACAAATGAGGAGCAAAGTGTAGTTCCCATGTATGTATCAGTTGGTGACGCAATGTATGATGCAATCAGTGGCACAAAGTTGTCTGACATTGCTGTTGACACAGAAAATGGGCAGATTAACTTGGGCATCACAGTAAACGAAGAATATGTGCTGAGATATTGCGTTATAGGTTAATAATATTAATAACATAAAACTAATGATAAAACCTCGTAAAAGGAGGGAAAGAAAATGGCACAATATGTAACGAAGATTAAAACAGATGCAGGTGACTTGCAAATTGACTATAATGCGCTGGCCAACCTACCCGATGTTGTTACTAAAGAGTACGGCAATGATACCTATGTAACAAAAGAACTTGGTGCGGCCACATATGCTCCACGTGGTATGGTTTCTCAAACAGTAAGCTATGGCGCAGACGATGATGAAGATGCTATTCTTATGGAGCTGTTTGCGGCAACACCCAACAATACACAGAGAGTAGTTTATGCAGTAAATAATGGCTCTCCATGGTTTTGGACCATCGCAAAGACATCAGAAGACTATGGTTGTGTAATTGCATATAAGTATGGATATTGGGGTACGCCATTCATAAAGTATAAAAATATTTGGGGCGGAACTGTTGGTAGCGAATGGAGTGTTACAAATCCTGAAATGGAGCCAGGTGTTGAATATAGAACTACAGAATATTGGCGCGGTTATCCAGTATACACTAAATTAGTTGACTTTGGGGCGCTGCCAAAGAGCGCCAAAAAGTCTGTTTCTTATACAGATGTTAGCGTTCGTTCTGCTATTAGATGTTCTGCCACTACTTCTGCAGGAGATACCATTCCATTAAAGAACGGGAGTCAAGAATTAGCGATTTACGCATCTAATAAAAATATTCATATCACATCCAACTATGACGCAAGTAGTATGACTAGCTATGCGCAAGTGTGGTATGTTAAAAATTAATAATACGTAGGAGTCAACTATCCCTTGGCTCCTTTTAATTTAAAAGGAGGGATATAAATGGCAACAAAACGAGTTCAAATTATTGGTTCTCTGCTTAAGCCTAGTGCAAAAATATCTAATGTAGAGCTGTTGTCGGCAAACTGGATGGGTGATGCAAGCCCATATTATCAGGTAGTTGATGTCGAAGGTGCGACACCATGTAGCCAGGTTGACTTGACTCCTAGCATTGAGCAGTTGAATATTTTCTACGAAAAAGATTTGAGTTTTGTAACCGAAAATGAAGATGGTATTGTAACTGTATATGCAATTGGTCAAAAGCCAGAGAATGATTACACTATTCAAGTCACCATTACGGAGGTGAGCTCATGAGCAAGATTATTGGCGTGACTGTTGGAACACCATTGCCTAAGCCAAATTTTAAACAAACTGACCCCACCAAGGGTGATTATATTAAAAATAAACCCATATTATCTACAGTTGCTACTTCTGGTTCTTGGGGCGATCTCAAGGATAAGCCGTTCGGTGAAGAGGGTTGGACTATTGAGTGGGACGGCGATATAACCGACAAGGAAACTGTGACTTTGGACGGGCTGGAGCTTGTGCGCGTTTCTGACAACACGATTGCGCTTTCCGATGTACTGGGTAGCGTGGTGAGTTATGAGATTTCATACGATGGTGTTGAAACAAGAACATTCTGTGTCACCGAGGATTGTGTTGCTGACGGCGAAGGATTGATGTTTGCAATTACACACACAGGCTCTGATACTGGTGTTCCGATTGTTATAATTTGCAATCAAGACTTGGGAGAGTATGGCATATCAATGCGTGAGGGCGTATATTTCGCAAACAAATTTGTGCATGCGCGTTCTATTTCCAGTACAACCATCAAGACCATCGACGAAACCTACATCCCAGACACAATTGCTCGCGCATCAGATGTTGAAGCGAACACTTCTGAGATAAATGCATTCACTCCTATCACTTATGCTGAAATTGAAGCGCTTTTCGATTAATTAAATAATCAACAAATGCATGTAGGCCATTAATTTAGCCTATTTTTTATAGACATATATTATATTTATTTTTATATTATTTAAAATTTAAATAGCAAAGGAGAAATTTATTATGGCTGAAATTAAAAAGTATTTATCTCTTGATAGACTGGCACAGTACGATGCTCTAATCAAAGCAAAGATTGATAATGATATTTCTGGCGTAAATGCTTCTATTTCTGATATTACATCTGGTTCTACAGTAGTAAAGAAGGCTGAAGAAGCTACTTCTGCAACAAAGGCAACTCAGGATGCTTCTGGCAATGTAATTACTGATACATATGAAACCAAAACTGATGCTCAAGCAAAATTAGATGAAGCAAAAGGCTATACTGATACTGCCGAAGCTAATGCCAAGGCGTATGCAGACGGCAAGGACGCTGCTATTCAGGCCGCTCAAAAGGCTGGCGATGATGCTGCTGCTGCCGCTGGTGTTGCCGATGGTAAAGCTGTTAAGGCTCAGGGTGATGTTGACACTTTGAAGGGCTACGTCGGCACTATTCCTGCTGATGCAACTGCAACAAACGTTGTCGCTTATGTTCAGGAGAAGACTGCTGGCATCGCATCTGAAAGTGCAATGATTGAGTTGGGCAATCGTGTTGGTGTTGTTGAGGGCAAAGTTGCTACTATTGAAGGCGATTATTTAAAGGCTGCTGACAAAACCGAACTTCAGAATGCTATCGACGCTAAGGTTGCTCAGACCGATTATGACACTAAGATGGGTCAAATTGACGAGAAAACTGAGAGCTTGCAGACTCAGATTAATACTATTATGAACAACCCTGATGCTGAGGGTGCTATTAACTCTATTAATGAGTTTACTAAGTATGTTGAAGATCATGGCACTATCGCTGACGGTTTCCGCGCTGATATTGACAAGAACAAGGATGATATTGCTGCTGAAGTGAAGAGAGCTGGCGAAGCTGAGACTGCTTTGTCTGGTCGTTTAGACACCTTGGAAGCTATCAATCATGATGCATATATTGCCGCCGACGAAGCTATGAAGAATGAGCTTGATGGCGATATTGCCGATCTTGCTGCTGCTATTGAAGCTGCTAAGACAGATGCTGCCAATAAGGATGCCGTTGTTCTTGCTGAAGCCCAGAAAGCCACTCAAAAGGCTGCTGTTGCTGCTCAAATTAAATTTAACGAATTGAATGAAAAAATTGTGCAGAGCGACTGGTCTGTAAATGACGAGAGTGATTCTGCTTATATTAAAGGCAGAACCCATTGGGTTGAAGAAGGGTCTTATGAAGTCAGTGGAACTTTTGATGGTGATATTAGTTCTAAGACGTACATGAAGGAGCTTGGTGGTGCAAATAAGGGCTATGTTCGATTAACAAGTGATACTATAACAAATTTTGATAATTTTATAGATGGTGAAATTATTCTTTATGATGAAAAAAATGATACCGATTATCGTTATAGTGTAGATATTGTTAAAATAAATAATGATATAAGTGCCACGGATAGAGTCGTTGCTGGCACTGTTTATGGTTTCGCTTCTAGTGATGGAGATATAATTATCGCAACAGAAGGCAGCGCTGGACTTGTAACAGTTTATGCTGGTGGTAGACAAGGGATGCGTGTCCCGCTAACAGGCCCTGGCATTTGGGTATGGTACGACAATAGCGGCACCAATTTAGTTAAGATGGAATATATTTCTAGTTATAGTTTCAGATTTGCAGATGAAGTGGCTCATCCATTAGATGAAAAATTTATCCCAGATTCTATTGCGCGTGAGTCTGATATTGAAGCTCTTGAGAGTGCCGACAATGCTCTATCTGGACGTTTGGATGCTCTGGAAGCTATTGATCATAGCCATAGTAATAAGACTATTCTGGATAGTATTACTGCCGAAAATATTACCACTTGGAACACTGTTACTTCTAAGGCTGCACAAGCAGATTTAACTGCTGTTGGCGACAGAGTTACTGCAATTGAGACTTGGCGTGATAATTTCGTTGAAATTTCTGAGGAAGAAATTAACGGCATGTTCGCCTAATTTAAAGTCGTTTGATTAATAATATGTAGAAAGACCCTTTAATTAGGGTCTTTCGTTTTAAATTAGAAGGAGAAATTTTATGGCAAAGATTGATATTACCTTTAATAATAAAAATTACTCTATTCACGAATCCTCTCTTTCTGACGTTTCTGACGCTTTAAAGTCTCACTTATCCACTACCATGAGTGGTTCTGGTGCAATGATTAATCTTGGTGGAGATTCTTATAGTGTTGATTCTGAAAAGTTATCTGCTGCTACTAATGCTTTTGTTTCACATTTAGGCACTATTACTGGTAGTAGTTCTAAGGTTGTCGTTGGTGAAAATGAGTATGGCATTGATTATAATAAGGTCAATGAGGCGATTTTGGAATTGGAAACTGTTTTAAGCAATTTACATAATTCTGACAGTCCTGATATTCCGATTGCTAAAAATGTTGTGTTAGAAGTTAATAAAATAACAGATACTACCTATGTAGATGATACTGCTTATAACGACGAAGAATTTATTTTGCTTAATATCTATCCAAAAACGAATGGTATGATTTTTATCACCTATGGTGATTTGACCAAAGTCATTATAGATACAAGTGGGGCAGCAGAGCCAGCTAAACAGCAAGTTTTCTTTGGTACTTTTAATGGCGTATCTGACTCTGTAACAACACCTTCTAGTGGCATATTGACGATTGAGGGCGATTATAGAGATTTTGGTGTAGGATCATATGATACTAAGCATAATTTTAATTTTTATAATGGCATAACTGCTGTTCATGATTTTGGAAATGTTACTAGTCTTGATCGTACATTCTGGGGCTGTACAAATCTTACAAGCATAACTA